AAGGGGAAGGGGAAGGGGAAGGGGAAGGGGCCTAGCCATCACAATCCCATGCCCCTGATACTTCCATTGGAAGTGTATTTACAAGGGGAGTGTGCCAGTGCCAAGGGGAAGGCCAAGGCCAAGGGGAAGGCCAAGGGGAAGGCCAAGGGGAAGGCCAAGGCCCCTCCACGAAAAGAGCAGGGAATGGAAGGGGAAGGGGAGGACATGGACAGTGGGAGGACATGGCCAGGGCCAGTGGTCGGCCCGGGCGCGTGCGTGCCGAATCGAATGGCATGGGCCGGCCCGATCAGCCTCTAGGCCCCTTCCAAGGCCCATCCTGGGCCCATGTCGGCCACAAACATGGCCACAGGCATAGCCTAAGCCCTTGCAATTGAGGCACTTACGCTCGGCTTGCATGGCCGATGCTCGCCAGAACGCCGGCCCCGGGGGCCGCTTGCACGCCCCCAAACAGGTAGGCATGGGGGGGATGCCACACTGTTCAACCTAGTCAACGACCCCCTCGCATTTTCCGGGAAAATCCAAGGCCCCCCTCATTGCTTATTGCTTGTGTGCATTGCTTATTGCTTAGCCCAGCGGCTGCCGTGTCGTCCACCGCGGCGGCTCCCAATTAGCAATATCGCAAATCAACTCCACCGCGCAGGCCACGATGCTCCACATGGCCATCACCACCAGGACCGGCACAATCCACACCGGCAATGTGAGAACCAACACCCACCCCCACCACGGCATCTTTCGGCGTCCCATTGTCACTCCTCAGCCTTTTTCGTCAACCGTGCCCTGCCCCGGCCCACCAGATTCAATTCTAAGCCCTCGGATGCCCAACTCACGGGGCGATCCAGACATTCCAAGCCTTGGGGGGTACCTAGATAGCCCCCCCACCCCCTGAAACGCCAAATCCGCCCTTGAGTTGGGGATTCCCGCCGACGCCCTTTCGGTTGGGGTTTTTACCCATCCGGTAGGGCCACAGGGCGCAGTGCTTGATCGGACATGTCCGAACCCGGTGCTTGCTGTTGTCGGAACAGTCAAGGCACTTCGCCCGGATTGCCTCAAGCCTGGTCAGTACTTTCAGTTCCACATCCCTGGCCATTGCTTACGTCCTTGTGTATTGCTTCGCCACATCCAGTCCCACTGGCTCCATACCGGGTCGTCCCACCAGTCCTCCACCTCGTCCGTGACCGGATCGAACGGTTCGTCCGGGTGGGTGAACACTGGATGTCTCCTTTGCCGCTACCTCGCCCTCATGGCGTCGGCCCACGGCCGGTCGCCTTCCCATCCCAGGGTGAGCCACCACGCCCCGATGGGCTTGGGGCCGTGGCCCTTCTCGGTCTCGAACCCGCCCTGGCCACGCCCGTACCCGTCCTTGAACGACGGGCCCTGGATGAACAGCAGTTCTCGCTTCTCGATGTCGTTGTTCCCGGTCAGCCGCATCCGGGCCCGCACGTCCTGGCCCTGGTCGTGGGTGTGCCCGAGGAAGTAGATGTCCGCGTCGGCCTGGCGAACGGCCACGTCGAAGTTCCGCTTGCCCCAGCCGTGGCCCATCCACATGACCAGCGAGTTGCGGCACGTCCCCCGGTTGAACCGGAACCGCACCCAGCCCGTGTACCCGCACCCGCCAATCTGGTGCCCGGTGCGGTTCTTGAGGGTGTAGATCAGTTCCCCGGTCAGGTTGTACTCCATGTGCCGGTAGATGCCGGTCTCGTGGTTGCCCGTGCCCATGCAGACGTAGTGCTTTGCGTAGGGCTCGAAGAAGTCGGCCGCGGACTTGACCAGGCCGGCGTAGTAGCCCGTGCCCATGCCCAGCCGGTCCTTGGTGTGTTCCTTGCGATGCTCGGGGCGTTTCTCGTCGTTGGCCCTTGGATCATCCCGGCCCTGCATGGCACAGAACAGGTCCCCGTTGTCGATCACCAGCGACCCCGTGGCCTTGGCGTCGTCAAGCAGTTTCCTGAGAAGCCGGTGGTCGCACTTGGGATGGTCCCAGTGCAGGTCCGTGAGCAACAGGACACGGGTTGTCCACCCGCTCCTGGCCGGGACCTTGTAGTTCACCACCGACACGCCGGGCTTGTGGACTATCTCTGGCATGTTACCCCCTGTGTCGCGCGAAGTTCTGTGCCTTGCCCTTGCCGCCCGTCAATCTTACAGCAGCGGCGTGGAGACTGCACTGCATCATGGCCATCTCGTCGATGCGGCTCTGCTTGATCTTCTCCGCGGCCGTGTAAGGATCGGCCCGGGTGGAAGATTCCAGTTCCTGCACCAGGCTTGCCAGGGCGTCGATCTTGCCGTCCTCGGGAAGGCACCGGGGCTGGAGCGTGATGCGGCTCATCTGGAACTGGAGGTCGTTGTCGAGGTCGAAGGGCTGTTCCGGGGCGATGGCCGCCCGGTCGATGACCATGCGGTGCTGGTTGATGACGGGGCCGAGGACGCCGATGATACGTTCCTCCTTCTGCCCCTTGGCCCGCTTGGGAATGACCGCGCAGGACCAGTCCTGTGGGTCCAGCGGGAACTGGTCGATCATCTCGCGCCGCCGCTTGATCGCCGCTTCCATCAGGTTGACGTAGTGGCCGAAGGTGTCGATGTTGCACTCGACGTACACCTCCCGGGCGTTCCACCGATGCAACTCGGCCACGATCGCGTCCATCGTCTCCTGCCGGTCGCCGCCCTGGTAGCCGTGGACGGCCTTGACCCAGATCATGCCCGCCAGCATCGAGCCGATGGCCACGCCCGTCCGGTCGTTGCCCTTGCCGGCCGGGTCGATGGACGCCTTGGTGCAGGTGTAGGGCTGCCAGTCGCTTCCATCGACGTGGATGGGGCTGTACAGCCTGTCGCCGGGCAGTCCATGAACGTCGATGTCCTCGATGGCCGTGGATCCGTTGTGGTTGCTTGTGCCCCACACGATACGGAGCGGGGCCAGGTTCCTGTCCACACTCGTCACGATCAGGTTGTTGATCTTGATGGGGTAGCGGGCCGTGTCGCCAAGGTCCGCGACCAGCATGTCCTCACGAAGGAACTCATGGTAACTTGAACTCTCGCGGATCGCAACCCAGTCGCTGTTGAACCGGTGCGGGAGCGAAGGTTCCCAGGGCCTCGCCAGCCCCGTGGCAATCCGCTCCACCATGATCGGGGCCAGTTCGATGGTCTTGACGCCGTCCTTGGGGTAGCGGATTGGATAGGACTGGACCTTATATCCCTGCTTCTTGAGTTCGAGGTAGATCGTATCCTCGTGCTTGGGCGTGCCGATGCCGATGATCGAGAAGTTGTCCCCGGGCCTTTTCCTGGGGTAGACGATTCGGATGGACTCGTCCCACAGACGCTTGAGTTCCTGCCTGGCCTCCAGGGTCTTGCTGTTGGACTTGGTCTCGATGTCGTCGCCGATCACGTCGTGGGCACGGTTGCCCTCGAGTTGGCCGCCGATGCCCAGCACCGACATGGAGTTCTGTCGCTGCCCATCGGTCCCCGCAATGGCGAATGCCGAGGTCGTGTCCTTGGAGTGCATTTCCGGGGCCAGGTCGGTCAGGAACCACACGCTGTCCAGCCAGTTGCGGACCAGCGACAGGGTCTTCTTGGCCTCGTCCTTGGACTTGGACACCAGTAGAATCTGGCGGTCACGGTCCCGTTTCCACCGGTATGTCATGAACGCCGCGATCTCGTGGGTCTTGCCGATGCCTCGGCACCCAAGGGCACAGCGACGGAAGTACCGGTCGTCGCAGATGAACTTGAACATGTCCACTTCGATGTCGGACAACGGGGCCTTGTCCGGGTCCTCGAAGCCGCGGTCCTTCCACAGTTCGTACAGGAAGTACACCGCGTTGTTCGTGATGTCCTGGATGCGGTCCCACGCCATCGAATCGGTGATGGTGTCCCGCTCGGTGTAGAACCTGTACTGGTCCTTGGCGTGGTCAAGCAGTTCGATCATTCTTGCTTCAGTGCCCCCCAGGCGTCGTAGGCGAGTCCCTTGGCCGCTGAGATGGACCCGGACCATAACATGCCGCGCTCGGTCTTGCCGCTCCTGACTATCTTCTCCCATACCATGAGCGTGGCCAGGTTGCGATTGGCGACCTCGGTCATCAGTTCATGGTCGGTCAGCATCTCGACCGGCTTCATCTCGTGGTTGAACAGTTCCCGCTTGGCCTCCTCCATAATCTTGCTACCGACGATGTTGCCAATGACCTCGTTCTTGGGATCGACAGGCTTCTTCTCCATAGCACTCCTAAGCAGTCGCAGCGTCGGGCGAGTCATCAAGGGGAGGGAGTTCACTGTTCAGCCGCAGCGTGCCGGGGTTCAGCACGCCCTTCTGCTTGGCCAGGTCCAACAGGCTCCGGGAGGACGAGCCCTCCACGGGGGCCGCGTGCAGGCCGGCGTCCTTGAGGTAGGCCCTGATGACGCTCATGGTCGCGGCGTCACACTCCCCGCTCTTGAGGAGTTTCAGCAGGGTCTCGGGGAACAGGTCCCCCAGTTCGTGCTTCGCGTCTTTGCTCATCGTGCCCTCGGTGGAAGGAAGGGAACATCCCTGTACCCGGCCTGTTCGGCCCATCGGCCGGCCAACCTGAGCCACCAGATGTTCCCGTAGGGGAGGATGCGGAAGATTCGCCGCTTGTCGGCGTCGGTCTCGGGGACCCCGGCCATCATGGCCTTGTACACGTTGCCCATGTACGCCGTGACCGGGTGCATCTGGAACACGTCGCCGTTGGCCCGCCGCCCGTAGGCACTGGAACGGTCCTCGGTGCCCAGCCACGAACCGGGCCCCACGCCGGCCGAGTCCGCGAACCCGATGAAGCGGGACATCCAGCCAAAGAGCGGGCCCGTGGCCGCGGAACGGTACAGTTCGCGCTCCGGGTGCTTGGACCACGCCTGCATGGACTGGTCGATGGTCCGCCTCCCGGCCAGGTAGTCGCGGATGATGTTGGCCAGCGCCGTGGTGCCGATCGAGGCCATGACGTAGGCGAAGGCCCGGCCCGGGTGGGCCGTCATCAGGTCGTACATGCCGCGGCTGCCCCAGGTGTGCATGAATGAAGTGAACTTGTTGAGAAGGAGCCCGCCCGGGGTGCGGCTGATGTTGAAGTTGTAGCCGTGCCGCGGCTCGATCATGTTCGTGGCGGCGTGGTTGTTGATCGCGTCGGAAATCTTCGACGCTAGGTTCTTGTGGAAGGCGTGCCCGGCCCACAGCCCGGCGTTGGGATCAACCGGGCCGGTGCTGTCCACGAACTTGCTCGTGAGGGGGTTCCCCTGCATGTCCGTGCCGTACTGGTCCAGCACGTTGGCGATGCGACGGGCTTCGTCGGCGTTGATGCCCAGGTTGGCCAGCCGCGCCGCCTCTTCCTTGCCAAGATTGTGCTTGGCCATCGCCGCGGCCTCGTCCATGCCGTTGGCCACGTCACGGCGGACACGTTCCATCTTGCGGACGCCCTCGACGATGTTGACCCACGCCGCCTTTCCCCAGAACCGACGCTGGTTCATGTTGACCTTTTCGAGCCCGGTGACGCGGAAGAAAAGGTCCTTGAGTTTGTCGCTGCCACGGCTGATCTTGGCCATCAACTTGCCGGCACGGCCCGATCCGTAGGGCTCGTTGGGCGTCTTGGTGAACACGTCGGACCAGTCGCCGTGCAGGAGTTCGCGGGCGTGGTCGTCCAGGGCCACGGCGAAGCCCTCCAGTTCACTGGCGTCCACGTCCTTGATGACGGTCAGGACCTTGCCCAGCGACTTGAGCATGTCGCCGTTCCAGTGCTGGTGCAGCACGGATCGGGCCACGTCGGCCCAGTTGGCGATGCTGGACATGCCTAGCCCGGCCATGTCCACAAAGTCGTTGGTCAACTTGAAGGCGAAGTTCACGAAGTCGTTGTCGATCTGGGGGGCGTGCTTGCCCCGCACGGACTCAAGTTGTCCCTTCAACAACTTGAGCATGGAGTTGGATTCAACTCGCAGTTTCTCGGCGAGTTTGGTGTCCCCAACCCGGACGGCCTCGTTGATAAGTTTCTGGTAGTCCTTCTCCGCGATCCGGTACAGCGACTCCGGGTCGTATGCCTTCTTGGCCAGGTCCTCGTTGAGGATGCGTGCGGACAGGGACTCCCACAGCCCGTTGCCGCCCTTGATGGCCTTGCGCGAGGCAAGGTCTCCGGCCACCTTGAAGTGGTAGTTGCGGCCAAGGTCGGCGGCGTTGAGGTTCAGGTACGGGGCGAAGTCGGCGTGGTCGTAGATCTCGAAGCGTTCCCGTGTCACCTTAGGGTTGGTGAACGCATCCTCGACGCCGTGGCTGTTGCTGGCCTCGGTGATGGACTCAAACAGCGTGGCCGCCCGCTTCTCGTGGCGGATGTCGATCTCGTCTAGGTACTTCTGGTAGAGGTCATCGGGAAGCATGTCCTCGGTGAACTTCTCCCAGTCGATGGCCTTGCCCTCGGGCGTAGCGGCCTGTGCCAGGTCGTTGATGATCTTCTTGTCCTCGGAACTCAGGCCGCGGTTGGGACGCGACTCGTACTTGAGAACTTCCGGGTCCACGGCCCGGTCGGTTCGCTGGCGCTCCTTCCCCGTGGCCGGGTCGTACTGGTAGAGTTTCCGCTGGTTCACAACACCACGACGGACAAAGTCCTCGCGGTTCAGTTTGATGTCCTGTGACTTCCACTGGCGGGTCAGGTAATACTGGTCCTCGTCCACGCCACGCTTGAACAGGTTGACCTCGTGCAGGTCAACGCCCATCTTGTTGTAGTAGTGACGCCACGCCTCGGCCGCCTGCTTGACCTCGGCCGGGACATCGAACTGCTTAACACCCTGGCTGGCCATAGCCGCGGACGTGGCCTGGGCCCCGGAACGGCTGCGTTCACGGAGCATGTAGTCGCCCACGATGTCGCCCCACAGCCTGTGGTCCAGCATCATGTTGCGGAACTTGACATCGCTCCCGTCCATCATGGTGTAGGTGAAGCCGCCGCTACGGCCAACCGATTTCCCGGCCTGGTGATGGGCGGCGAAGGTCTTGTCACGCAGCACGTCGAGTTGCATCAGGTGCCCGGACATGGACGTGTAGTTGCTGAAATGGAGCGGGTCGTCGAAGGCGTCCTGGGTTGGCCGGGCGTAGTGGAACATGAACCGGGCCACGGCACGGGCCGCGGACGAACCGGAGCGGGCCAGTTTGATGGCCGGCTGGGCCATCGGGCCGGCACCCTCCATCCAGTACAGGACCTTGTCCTTGATGGGGCCGAGTTTGCGGTTGGTCAGGCCCTCAGCCGACTGGAGCGAGTCGTACACGGCCTGATTGGGATGCTCGATGAAGTTGACGCGGTCGCCGTACTGGTTCTTGATCTGGTCGATGCGGGCCGCGTTCTTCTCCGTGCGGAGGACCATGATGTCATGCACGGACGGGAGACTGGACAGGGCGGCCTGCCGTCGCTGCCCGGCCTCGGACAAGGGGTAGGCACCTGCGAACTCGGCCCTGGAGGCCGCGCCCATTGCAAGGCCCCGGCCGACTTCTTCCATCTTCCCCGTGGCGGGGTTGTACTCAAGGTTGACAGTCCCGCCGCCAGGGGGCGTGGACTCGGAAGGCTTGCGGAGTTCCGCAACCCGATCGGCCCTCGCGGTCTCGGCGGCCTTGGGAAGCACCGGCTCGGTGGGCTTGGCCGCGGGGGCTTCCGTGGCGGCGGACTTGACGGAGACGACTCCATTGTCAGCGGCGGGGCGCGGCTTAACATCGCCCGTGAGAAGGTCCTGGAGCGGCGACCTTGGATTGCGTGCGTCAAGTAGGGCCTGTTCAAGTTCACGGCCGGTCAACTGGGCGTCCCCGGTCCTGCCGAGGAGTGCGTCCATCGCACTGGGAGATTCCATAATCTGGCCCGGTGCATCGCCCCGTGGGCGTGGTTGTGTCAGCAGATCATTGAGGAGGCCGGGCCTTGGCGTGCCCGGGGTCTGCAACAACTTGTCCAGTTCACTCGGGGCTGGTGGACCGAACTTCTCTCGAAGGGTCTTTTCGACGCCGTCCAGTTCCGTGTCGGCCATCGCCTCAAGGTCGCCCTTGTGATCGGATGCCAGGATGTCGGCACCTTCCCCGGACGCTCGCTTGATGTCTGCGTTGGGCGTGCCACGGACAAACTTGTTCAGGCCCTCCATTGCCCCGTGAATGATAAGCCCGCCAAGCGCGCCGTATACAACGGAGTCCAATGCGACCTCATCCTCGGACTGTTCGCCAATGTAGCGGCCCGGGTTCATGGCGTACAGCAGGCGTTCCTGGGTAAGGTTGGCAACAGAACCGGCCGCCATGGCCTTGGCCGCCCTACTGAACGCCCCGCCACGCTTCATCCACGCCGCTACCTGTGAAGTCGGAACACCGGCCGCGCCGGCAAGTTTGGCTGCCGGGGTGAGCGCGATGCCTTCCAACAGGCCAAGAGCGAGACCGTTGGTCAGGTTCATGGCCATCCCGTGCCGTCCCATGCGCTGGACGGTGTCGTACTCCTGCTTGGCGAAGCCCTCGATGATGGCGTAGCGTTCCTTGTTGGGGACGTTGTCCACCACGCCATCGGCGAACGGCTTGACCATCCACGGGTGGGACTCGAAGTATTCGTTGTTGTTATACAGAGCCCACGGGTCGAAGGCCGGGTCACGCTCGTCGTAGCCGTTCTCCTCAAGGAGCCTGGCCACACGGAAAAAACCAGAGCCGATAAATAAATTAGTCTGAGCATTGTCGGCAAGGTTCTGGAACCATCCGTCCCCGTACTCGCCGCCCTGCGCATCCTGCACGGGAGTGTCAAGGCGCTGGTCGTGCAACAGCAGCGAATCGGTGACGGGGCTATCTACCTCGCTGGCCGGGACGATTGGCATTACTTCACCACCGTGTAAGGCTTGAACAGGACTCGTTCGGGATGGCGACGGTTCGCGCGGGCCTGGAGATTGGCCTGGGCGTAGTCGATGGGCTGGGCCGCCGCACTTGACGGGTCGAAGTACAGGGGCGTGCCGTCCGCGTTCTTGAACAGTTCCCCGTTGCTCTCGGGCATGATCGAACGGAACGCGAATACCAGCGACCCGTTGGCGTAGGCCGGGACCGGGTCGTAGTGTTCCCAGAGGTCGTCGGCCAGGTCCTCGCCCAGTTCGCTCTTGATGGTGTCGTGGACCATCTTGGCGTCGTACATGGGCTGGCCCTTGGCACCGAACCGGACGACGTTCCCCCAGCCAGAGGGCGGGAACTCCTCAAGGATTCGACGGGCCGTGTTCTGCTTGGCAACATCAACAGCCGCGTCGTCGTCGTTGATGAACGATCGGGCGTTGCGGTATTCTTCGGTCAGCACTTTGGTGTACCGTGCCACGATATGGTCGGGGATGTCGCCCGGCTTCTTGAGGCCGATGGCCTTGAGCGACGGGGCACTGAACACGTTGCCAAGGTCGGTCTTGGCCATCGCCGTGACCTGTTCCCTGCGGTTCTGTGGGGTGATGTCGGTGCCGGCGAGTCGGCTCAGGATGTCGTTCTCGGGAACGTCCTTCATGGCCTGCTGAACGCCACGGGCCTGTTCGGCGATGGGCATGATCGCGTCTGTCAACTGGCGGCTGTCAAGGACCGTGTTTGCGAGCCCCTGCTGGTCGATGCGGGACTCCATGAAACGGAACCGTGCCGCCGCGGAGTCGCCCGGGTTGATCTGCGAGGCCAGGGACGGGTTGGCAATGTACAGGGCGGCGTAGTCAACCATGCCCTTCATGTACTCGGCCGGGTTGGCACTGTTGACCTGAGACTCGATCAGCCCCTTGACATCGCTGGGCAGTCTTCCGGCCGCTGAGAAGATAGTGGCGGCCTTCATGGAGTCGTTGATTCCGGTGAAGTGGAACGTGGTCCCGTCCTCTACCCCGGCGAGAACACCCTGACCGCCCATACTGGCCATGATCGCACCGTCCATCCCGGGCGGGAGCGATGACGGGGCCTTGCCCGAGTATGCGTTGGCCATCCACTGACCAACGATGGCCTTGTCGGCATCGAACTTGGTGCGGTCCTTGACAAGGTTCATAAGTTTGCCACCGGCGTCGGCGTCAAGGAACTGTGGGTCGGTCGCGGGGAGGTTGATGCGACGGACAATTTCGGTCGCGGCGGCATTAGGGTCCACGGCCTTGGAAAGGATGCTGGCGTGGAGTGCGTTGGAGTTTGCACCCTGCACGTCCTTGATCTGTCCAAGGGTTCGGTTGCTGGCACGGGCCTCGAAGTCGGCGATCTGTGCCGGCGACACCCCGCCAGAGTCACGGAGGAAGCCAACGGCTGTCTCGGCGGGAACTCCCTGCGCGAGAAGATCGGCCGCCGCCTTGAGTTTGGCTTCGGACTCCTTGGCCTTGGCCTGTTCCCTGTCGGCCTCGATGCTGGCCCGTGCCATCTTGAGTTTGGTCCCGAACATTTCGGCCATTGAAGTTTGGCCGTACTCGGCTGCCTGCGCTTCGTGGAGGTTCTGCGCGTAATTGGTGGCATCTTCCGGCGTCTTGAAAATCCCGAGGTGCTTCCCGGTTTTCTCGTACTGTGCAATGGCCTCTTCGTTTGACATGATCCGGCCGTCGTCGCTGACGGTCGGGATCAGCACCTCGCCACGATCCGTTCCAATGCTGATGCTTCGTACTGTGGATATCGACCCGTCCGCGTTCTTGACAACTGGGCGGTTGTGGATGTCAATATTGCCCGGCTCAACCAGCCCGGTAGGTTGTTTGGGAACAACCACCTGCTTTGACGAGCCAAGGGACTTCTCCAGCGCGTCGATCATGTCAAGATCACCACGCCCGGCCGCCCCCTCGATGGCCGCGGACGTGGCCTTGACCATCGCCATCTCGGGGCTGTCCCCGGTGCTGACGAACGACTCCGCGGCCTTGGCAATGCCCGCCGCGTCGGTGGCGTTTGACGCCGCCAGCATCGTCATCTTGTCGGTCTCGGCCTTAGCCTGGGACTTCACGATCTCGGCCCGGTTGGCGAGGGCCTGGTTGAACCGTGGCCGCATGTAGTCGTTGAACGCCTGCAAGGCCACCGGGTCCATTCCCGCGGTTTGCGTGGCCGTGGCCTCAAGGTAAAGTTGGTCGGCGGTCTTGCCCGGCCCGGGGGACAGCACGCCGCTCTGGATGTCGGACAGGAAGGCCGGGGCGAACTCCTGGCCTACCTGGGTGCCGTAACCACGGTTGGTAGTTTCCAGAAGGGCCTTCTGCTTCTCGGCCTCGTACTCGGACTTGGCGATGTCACGTTCCATCTGCCGGTTCTGCTGGGCCAGCATGTTGCCATACTGCCCGGCCACGTCGCCGACAAGGCCAAGGGTCTGCTGGATCTGGGCCGCCATGCGGGCCCCGCGTGACTCAACCACGGGAAGCGGGACAAGGCCAGGGGCGTTCAGGTCGATCACGCTGCCCGGCGAAAGCGGAATAGCCGAACGGTTCTTCCTCAGCATCCCGCCCGGTCCCGTGGTCTCGAATTGGCTCACCACATACCCCCGCTGACGTTAGACTTCTGGAAGTCGCTCAGGCCGTTTGTCTGCTGCTTGAGTGCTAGGTTCTCACTGAACTGCGTGCCGGCATTATACAGGCTCAGGCCCGTACTCAGCCCACCAAGGGCACCCGTGAACCCGGACATCAGCAGGTTGGACTGCTGGCCCCGGGCCTCGGCAATGCGAGCCTCCAGTTGTGACTGGATGTAATCAAGTGAGTTGTTACGGTTGGTTGCAAGGTTGGACAGGTCGGTGCCGGTGTCGGTCTGGATGGCCCCGAGGATCGCCCCTACGTCGCCAGAGTCCGTACTGAACCCGCTCTCCCCGGCCGCGGCCAGGGCACGGGCCTGCACCAGACGGGCCTGGCGGATGCGGTTCTCCCGCTCCTGACCGGCCTGTGCCGTGACCTGCTTTGACTGGACCGACGCGGCCTCGCGCGAGGACTGGATGGACCGGCGTGCCGCCCGGTTCCGCTGCTGGGCCTGCGTGTAGGACGCGGCCCCGCCGGCAAGAGCCATACCGGCCATAAGTGCTACCTCAACTCCCATTAGTTGGCTCCTCCAAGGACGCCCTGGCCAAGCGACGGGCTGTACTCGACATCGTGGCTGACCTGCGTGATGTTCACGGGCTTGGGTGCCGTGCTACTGGACGTGTCCTTGATGGTCCACTCCACCCGCTCAGGGTCCCCGTCAAGGAGCGTCCTGAACTGGCCATCGGTCGGCGTGTTGCTGTTGTCTACGCTCCGGGTGCGGGTCGTGACCGATCCGGTGGCCCGGTACGCCTGGATGGTGAACGCACAGGTATCCTCGTAGGACGCGGACACCCCGGCCACGGCCATTCTACCACCGATGTCGGCGCGGCCCCGGCCATCCCGAACGAACGGGCGGGTCAGGTCAACGTCGATCTCGAAGTAGCGGCCAAGGACCGCGGACCCCGCCGAGTAGTTTCCGGTGGCGGTCACGGTCGTGGACGTGTACGAGGCGATGCTGACCACGTTGCCGGAACTGGACGTGAAGGCCGGGCCCAGCACGATCGTGTTCAGGGTGCTGCCCTTGCCCACGAACTGTGACGACCCGGTCAGCACCGTGGGCGTGGCCGGGAGGGTGAAGGTTGTGGTGCCGGCCGCGTGCGAACCCGTCAGGGTGATCTGCCGGTCCATGTGGATCGGGTAGGCCCAACTGGTCGTAGCCTCGGGGCGTTCGAGGGACATCTTCTCTTCGACGTACTGGCCAAGGCACATGCGGGCCGTGCCGCTCGTGGTCGTGGTGACAGCCACGGTGAAAGTGTCGGCTGTTACGTTGCTCACCGTCCACGTCCCGTTCAGGGCCGAGTCGGTGGCGTTGTCGAAGGTCACGCTGTCGCCGTTGGACAGGCCGTGGGCCGCGAAGGTGATGGTCGTGGGGCTGGCCGACGCCGTGTATGTCACGGTGCCGGTGTTCTCCACGATGAACCAGATCATGCTGCCGTCGCTGGCCACGTCAAGGATGCGGTAGTTCCCGTCGAAGGTGAACCGGGTCCACGCCGACTGGAGTTTCTGCCCGTTGTCGAACAGCCAGCGATAGCAATAGGCCGTGTAGGCGTCGTCGGGAAGAACCAGCACGGTGCGGCCCGGCACGGACACGGTCATGGACCGGCACGATGACGGAACGAGCCGCGGGACGTGGGCCGTCACATCGGACGCCTCCGAGGCCACGCGGAGTTCGTCGTGGTAATACTCAAGCAGCGACGAGTAGTTGCCGCGGTCGGTTAGAAAGTAAAGTTGCGTGGTGCCCGCCACGGGTCGTACACCGGCCACGTTGTAGCGGGTGCTTGGAGTGATCGAAGCCGTAGACGGGGACAGGACCTGGTCGCCGCTCCCGATCTCGAACTGGCCACGCTGGCAGAACACCACGACCGAGTCACGGAATCCGGCGAGGTACTTGGACCCGCCCTGGTCTTCACCGGGTAGGGTCTTGTCGATGGGGTCGCTGTCCACAACGTTGCCAGGGTCGGCGACGAAGAAGTCAAGGCCACCGGCCGTCGAACCCTTGCCCACGGTGCTGCCAGCGACATGGGGGCCGCCGCACAGGAACAGCCTGTTCTTGTGCCACACGGCGTCGGAAATCTTCTGCCCGGTCGTGAACAGTCGAGGGCCGGGGTTGCTGCTGCTGTCGCCGGCCGTGCGCGGGGTCCACGACGGAACCGACATGGTGAAGGTGTTGGCGGCCGTGCGGGCCAGTTTGACCGGCATGGTCGTCGCGTCCAGTTTGCCGTTGGACTGCCCCGGGGCCGACGTGCGGGTCCATCGAGACTCGGGGCTGGCCGTGTCCGAGGCGTCCGCCGCGGCACCGCCAGAACCGGCGTACACCTGGGCGTTGGTCGAATTGAAGGGGCCGCCAGAAGCGGTCAGATCGCCGTTGGTGGCGAGTGTCGGGGCCGTTGTAACGGGCGTCGATGGCAGGTAGGTCACGCCGTTGTTGCCGCGCCACGGGCCCGTGATCTGAAAGGCACCGCCCGCGGTCTGTGGGACCCATACACAGCAGGCGTTCTCTGCCCCCTGGTTGCGAAGGGCCTGCGTGATCTTGTAGGCGATATCGTGCATCGACGTGATGTCGGTCATGGCCTTGAAGTCAAGGACGACTTCGACCTCGCGGCCGATGCGACAGATGTTGGTCTCGCCGTAGGTCGCGGACGTGACGTTGGCCGCCGTGTCGGCGTTGTCAGCACCAGACAGCCCCGTGGCCGAGGCCAGCACAATGGCGTCGTTGCTGGAACGGGACGCGATGGTGTACCAGCCAACGGTGTGGCCCGTGCCCGCCGACAGATAAATCATGTCGCCGGAACGCCATGTGTAGTTGGTGAAGGCCCCGGTCTTGGTCAGGGTCTTGGTGGCGGCCGTCCATGTCGCCGCCGTGAACCCGGTCAGGGCCACGCGGCGGAAGGCGATGCGGAAGCCGGCACAGTTGCCGTAGTTGTTGTCGTCCCAGTACCCGTTGTGAATGGACCACGGGTTAGTGATGGTCGGGAAGTTGATGATGCTGTACTTGTACGTCCCCGGGGTGTACTGGTAGTACCCGGCATCGGCCGAGGCATCGTCGGCGTCGGTCTGGATGTAGTAGTCCGTGGTCGTGGTGTAGCAGACCATGTCCCGGTAGGTCGGGAAGTGCCGCTCCGGGGTGAACGACGTGGTCGTGGTCAGGGCCGTAGACACCTTGGTGTTGACGAACAGCATGTCGTCACCAACAGGCCGCATCAGCAGGTCACTTCCCGTGGCCGAGGACGACCCGATGTAGGTCGTGGTCCCGGAGTCGAACGTGATCGCACACTCGTTGCCACCCACTCGGAAGGCCCGGACGGTCATGGCACCGGAGTTGATCTTGCCCCAGACGATGATGTACTTCTCGTCGTTGTAGGTCCAGATGGCGTGGCGGACATCGGCCCCGGCCGTGGCCGTGAAGGCCCGGTCGAACTGCGTGCCCGGCCTCTTGGAGAAGCCGAACCCGGCATCGAACACAACGTTGGTGGCGTCCGTGACCTGCCCCGGTAGACGCTGCGCGGCCGGTTGCTGGGAGATTCCGCCAGCCGGTGCGGTGCCTACGGACTGGACAATGCCACTCAACGTGCATTACCTCCACCGCCCGAGGGGGGCGCGACGAACCTGGGAGCGGCCCGGAAGTCATGGGGAACGCGAAGGTCCCCGCCCACGGCCTCGATGTTGTTGGCCTGCTGGCGTGCGATCTGGGCGTCCACGAACGGGTCGGGCATCTTGAGGGTCCGCCACAGGCGAACGGCCTCGTCACGAATCAGAATCTTGAAGCCCGGGTCCAGGCTGTCGAAGTTGCCGGAACCCGAACCACTGGCCGCCAACAGAACGTGCAGGTCCAGCAGGATGCCGGACTCGCCGCTGGCGAACACCTGAGTGGTGCCCGCGCCCTCGTCGTACACGTCGCTGCCGCGGAGCGTGAAGTTCTTGCCCTTGTACTTGCCCTGGCCCTTGACGGCCACGGCAAGGGAGTCCACCGTCACGACACCGGCCGCGCTGGCCGTGTGGCTTACACAGGACCGCGTGGTGCTGGGGTGGCCCTTGATAATCATGTCCTCGATCACGGTGTCAAGGACGTACTCGGCCTCGGCCCGTTCGCTGGTGCCGCCCGTGTCCAAGGACGTTTCACGGCCCTGCCGGGTGGCCAGAAGCATCTGGGACACCACGGAAATCTTGCTCATTCCTGCCATACATTACCTCATGGATTGGGGTGGGAGATTCCGCACCAATCAGCGAGGTGCGAATCGGGGATCACGCGACGTGACTGGATGTGGTCGTGGGCCTGCTTGATGGTCACGCTGCTGGACTCCAGCATGGCGTACATCTCGGGGTCTGCCCCGTACTGGTCCAACTTCGGCTTGTAGTGCTTGCGGTACACGTCCTCGCCAAAGCAGACCTTGGCTATAACATGCCTGTTGTAATGTTGCTCCCAGTTATATCCCTGGTGGCCGTCCTGTGTCGTGCGATCGAAGAAGCGGTTGAACCAGTGGCCAACCACGGAGCGTGGACAGCACCGGCACTCGTTGCCCGTGATCCACGCGCGGATGCCGACGTACTCTTCCTCGACCCCGTAGCCGAACAGGGCCGGTGCGTAGCCGCCGATGTCGTCCAGCACCTTGCGAGGGAAGGCGTAGCAGCCTCCTACAACTGTAGGAGTCGCGTAGGAATGTACGCCCTTGCGGCACTCGTTCCAGTTGACTTCCCAGAACCCGGCCGTGTTTGACCACACCAGTTTCCCTGACATGCCGCGGTGGGCCTCGTTGCGGAAGGCCCCGCCCTCGATGCCCACGCAGACCGGGGCCAGCACGGCCTTGGGCGATCGCTGGTAGTCGTCCCACAGGTGTTCAAGCCAGTCCACGGTCGGGCGACAGTGCCCGTCCATGACAATGACCAGTTCGCCCGTGGCGTGGGACGCGGCCTCGTGCTTACCCGGGCCCGAGCCAAGGCGGCGCGTACCACGGATGTACTTGACATCGTGGAACGCGGGCTGTGACGGGGACAGGCCGTAGTCGTCGTAGACAACGATCTCGGTCGGCTGGACCAGTCCGGCCTTGATGCAGGCAATGGTGGCGTCGAGTTGTGGCTGCTCATTGAGCGCAGCGATAGCCACGCTGGCATTGACCTTGCGATAGGACATGGCGTTTCCTTATGGGGCCGCGGTGGTGGACGATTCCGATATGATGGTCGGCGGCGGCCTGGGCGTGGTGGTCGTGGTCGTGGAAGTGGTTGTTGGCGTAGTCGTGGTTGTGGTGGTCGTGGTCGTGGTGGTGGACGTTGGCGTGGTCGCCGGCGTCGTCGTGGTCGTGGTAGTCGTGGTTGAAGTGGTCGTACCCGTGGTCGTGGGCGTCGTGGTGGGCGTCGTCGGCGGGGTCGTGGTCGTGGAAGTGGAAGTCGTAGTCGTGGACGACGTGGACGACGTGGAAGTGGAAGTCGTCGTCGAAGTGGGATCGGGCGGGGGCGTGGACTGCGACGTGGTCGTGGAGGTCGTCGTGGTCGTGGTCGTGGACCGGTCAGGGCACACGTCGATGTGTTCGATCACAACGCAGTTGGCGTCGAAGCAGTAGCCGATCGACGGCATGGTTTAGCCCCCCGCCCGGTAGATTCGCGTCGGGTCCCAGTACCTGTACATGCCACGGCCTTGGTGGCGAAGTGCCGTGGGCGAGTTGAACACGTTGATGTCACGGTCCCCGCCGTCAACACGGATGGCCTGGGCCTTGGCCTCGCGCAGGGCCTCGGCGATGACCCCGCGACGGCGACCGTCACCGAAGGTCTCGCAGAAGGTCAGGGCCGCGGACATGGCGATGTATTGCTGCACGGCCTGTGGGATGCCACAGAACTCAAGCCGCTCGACGTAGGTGACGGTGACGGCGGCCTCGAAGAAGGTGTCGTTGTTGTCCTTGTCCAGCAGGTACTGGCCACGCTGGGTGAAGTCACGCCACGCATCGAATCCGTAGGTGTCGATTCGGATGACGCCCGTGGGAAGTTCGATCACGTTGTCGGCGGCCTCACCGTCAACGGCCGCGGAAAGGTTTCCCGCCGCGCAGGAAGTCTCAAGGACCACCGCGTTGTCACTGGTCACGGACGCCACCACATAGTCGCCGGCGGTAACACCCGTGCCTGACAGGGTGAGTGTCTGACCGGCCCATGCGTCCGCGAACGCACTGGCGAGGGTGAGTGTCTTGCTTGCGGCCGTCCAGTCGGCTCCCGTGAACGTGTACAGCGATGGTGATACCTCGATGTCTGTGCGGGTGTTGTAGTGCCACCCGCGGGTCTGGATGTTCAACTCCTCCGCGTCCAGAATCCTCTCGGCCTGTCCCATCGTCGAGTCGCCGCTTGGATCAAGTGCCGAGGCCGGCTTGATCCCGTTGCGGCGAAGGACCTCCTGGACGGCTTCGAGTTTGGTCATTGGTTACTCCACTTCGACAAGTTTCATTTCGACGATGGACACCGCCGACGAGCCGTTCGTTGGCGAGAAGGCCGTCTCCACACCGACCACGACTTCGTTGCAGCCCCTGACGTTGAACACGTGGTCGAACTCGTCAACCAGCGTGTAACTCAGGGTGTCGTCGGCGTCCGTAGACGGGGCCCCGGTCAGGGTCACGGAGATGTCACCGTTCCGGTTCGGGAGAACGGACCACGCATCCACCGAGGCGGACGAGGCGAAGTCCCTGTTCCTTCGGCCGAACACCTTGACCACGCACTGGGTCGTAATGCCCGTGGTGGCCGTGTCGTACCCGAGACGGATGGCGATGTGTTCCGCATCGTCCGGGAGTTTCATAACGTACTTCTTGGTGCCGTCAATGGACGACGTGGCCGTGATCGTGGCGGCGTCCTGTGTTGCAGGACCACCGGCCGCGATGGCCGTTGCCCACGCCTCGTTGACTCCATACCGTGATGTTCCGAGTGCCATACTACCTCACATTGGGTCAAGGCCCAGTTTGTTCAACCGACTCATGGTGCGAATACCAGTGTGCAAGTTCGTGAGCCTTGCCGTGGCCTCCGAGGCCGTGGCCGGTCCAGCCTCGTCAACCATGCCGCCCCACCACTCGGCGGGTGCCAGGTTGGTGCCGTCGCCGGCGATCATCTTGGTCAGGCCCTCCATGTTGGCGTGCGTCACGGACAGGGTGGCGGTTGCCACTTCCGTTCCGCCGGCGCTTCCGCTCAGCGTGATAGTTCCGTTCCCGTCGTAACTCAGGCCGACAAGGATCGGATGCTCTGGCATGTAGTACAGGTTGCTGATGGACGCGAACGATCCCCACGATCCGTTGTAGAACCGGACCTTGAGTTTTCCAGTGGTCGTGTCCGCGTAGACAGCCACGCGACGGGATGCGTCGGAGTTGGTCAGGGCGAACAGGGGCATGGCCGAGGCGAGCGGGCCCGGGGCCGTGATGATGGCCACCTCGGACGTAGTTGGATCGGCCGCCCACGCGCCACTGGCCTGTCCGTGAGTCTCATGGACAAGCGCGTGCGATGTCGTGTATGTGTCGCTGGTAATCTCGAAGCCGTAGTGACTTCCCACCCGCTGGCTGTTGACGTATCCAAACAGGCGATGGCCAACGAACGCCCCGGTCGCGTTCATGCCAGAAGCCGCCCCCGACAGTGTCGTTGTGGTGGCACTTCCGTAGGTAAGGTTTGCTGCGGTCAGGGTCTGGTACGACGTTGGGTGAATCATGCTCCACGTCGGATCGGTCGGGACCTTGCCGGCCCAGAAGGCACGCCACCCGGTCGTCTTGAGGTTGAACCCGGTGATGGCCAGCGACGTGTCCGGGGCCGTTGCCCCAGCCGCGCACGGAACGCCCGGGATGGCCGAGGCCCATGCGCCGACAGGGACAATCCATCCCTTGATCGGGCAGGCGATGGACGTGGACTCGACGTACAGGTCCACGGCGTATGAGCCAGTGGCCGTCCCGATGTGGGACGGGATATAGATGGGGATTGTCACGAGACGGGGCGAGCCGTCGTTCTCGGTGACATAGATGTTCTCGGTGTACCCCGTGAACGTGGCACCATTGAGTCGGACGCGGAAGCGGTATCCCTGTGAACAGGAGTTGGAACCCTTCTGTTCGGCCGTGTTTGGCGGCGGGAGATCGACGGAACCGAGGGCGCTGCTTCGCCAGTCCGCGACCTTGGCCGGGTAGACCTGGAACTGGATGGTCAGGTACGGGGCCGTGGCACCGTTGGGGAGTGCCCCAGCGGCCGCGACAAAGTTGTTGATGACAAACATGGCCGACGACGATCCGCTGGAGTTGTTGGCGTCACACTCGAAGAAGATCGGGGTGTGGCCAGTCACCGGCGTGGTGTAGCCAGCCTTGAGTGCCGTGGTCTTGTTGACGGTCGATGAGACACCGGGGTTGGTCATCCCCGAACTCTTTGACACGGTGCATGAATCGCTAAAGTAGTTCTTGCCGCCGATGTCAACTAGGAGCGGGCGGCCCTCAAGGTACGTCGGGAGCGAGGCCGTGCGAACACCGTTGATAGTGGACGTGCCGGGAAGGGTGCGACCCGTGGGGCACCCGATAATCATGTGAGAGCCCCAGAAGCCCGGCTTGGCCTGTTCTGGTTCACGGTTGTTCCACGCCACGCACCAGCGTTCCCCATCGGGCGAGTAGACGGTGTGGCACTGGAAGTCCTGGGCGTAGTTGTTGGCCTGCGGCGTGCATTGGCCAAGCAGTTCGGACGTGACGTTGGCACTGTTCCGGTTGGTGATCTGGAGGACGAGGCGGGACGAGTTGACCGTGGCCGTCTGACCACCAGACCGTGCAAGGACCGGCGTGATGTTGTGGCACCGGAACACGGGCGAAAGGGTGAAGCCCTCCGCGGACGTGAGCGGGATGCTCGTTGCCATCAGGATGGCCGTGTGCTGTTCGTCGGCACCAAGGACAATCTCTTCACCGAACCCGGCCTGGGCGATTCCCACGGGCTGCATCCCGTAGCGGCGGTAGTCCTCGTCGGCATTGGAAGCGTCCACGACGGCCGGGGGCGATCCGGTGAATCCGCCAATGCGGCCGTTGCAGATCACGGGCGTGGTAATGCCCGTGGACCCGCTGTAACTGTTGAACGAGTTACCGCCCTCACTGCTGGCCCCGTTGTCGTACAGGGTCACGTCGGGAATCTCGGCCGTGTAGATGCAGTTGTTGGCGTGGCCATCGCCGCGCCCGATCACGACCTTGGCCCCGCCGTCACCATCAGGGACGATGAGCCCGCCGTGGCAGTGGCCGCCACTGGACGCTCGGGTGAAGGAAAGCACCTGCACGAACTTGCCGGCCGTCCATGTGCCGTCCGTGCTGTTGGGCCGTGAAACCGTGGAGACGTAGAAGAACCCGCCAAGTTTGCTGGTTGATTGATAGTCGGTGCAGCAGAAGATGTAGTTTGTTGGGATGTTGCCGTCGATGGCCAGGGCCGACCAGTTCTGGACAGCCCATGAGGTCGGCATGTTGGTCTGGTCGGTCGTGTCGTTGTTGGGAGTCTCGGGGGACAGCCACGTTCGACGCCACCAGCCTGTTGACGCGCCGCTCAGGTCCTCGATGTTACACGACATGACGCCGACGCGGTTCCGCCGCCACGAACCGTCATAGTTGTTTCCGACCGTTGAGATCAAGTCAACGCGGCCGTAACAGCACGTTCCACCCTTGGGATTCCATGCCTCATTGGCGTTGTTGTCGGTGGAGCCAGAAAGGGCGTCTGGGTAACTGTTCTTGCTCCCGGTCAGGGGGATCGAATACTGGTACGTCGCGTCGCCGGACCCGTCAAGTGTGATCGCGCCGAGGTGGACCTGCAACTTGCCAAGGGTAATGTTGGACATGACGGCCACGGGCGTGACGTTGTCGTAACTCACGCCGGTCGCCAGTACGTTCCATGAATGGCTCGTAGTGCCGGTGATCGTTGACACGGCCGGGGCCGAACACAGGATGGAGTCCCGGCCGTACCTCGGATCGCCACTGGCCACGGTCGTTCCGCTCTGGTCCCGCGTAGCGATGGCGCGTGAGAACGTCATGCTCAGGCCCGGATCGGCCTTGAAAGCATTGTCAAAGCGAAACGATTTACGGCTCATTACTTCTCCATCTGTCCCTTGATGACGCTCACCATCTCAAGGAGCCTGTCCAACTTGTCGTTGGTCTTCTCCTTGAACTCGGCGAACTCCTGGGCCGTTTCCAGGGCCTTGGCTTCGACGCTCTTGGCCTGCGCGTAGACGGCCGAGAACCCGACGGCCCCGGACGTGAGAAACAGGAAAATGGCGAACCATTCCCTCACTGTGAACTTCACGGAGACGTTGCGGCCTCCAAAATTCGAGGTCATAACCCCTCCGTATATTGAATGAACTGCATTACGACCCGGCCTTCCGGGCACTCGCTTCCTCCCAGGTTGCGTCGATCTTGGACTGGTAGTCCTCTCGCTCCTGCCAGCCCTCGTCCTTGCCGCGGGACTTGCCACGGCTGTGGCCGAAGATGCCGCCCAGGATGAGACCGCCAAGGCCAAGGATCGCGTCCCCGCCAGGGAGCGTGCCGGCCACGGACTTGAGTGTCGGGTCGTTGAGAATCCCCGTCACGATGGCCGCCTGGCGTTCGAGGTCGTCGATCGCCGCGGCGCGGGTGTCCTCACGGGTCTGGAAGTTGATGGCAAGGTCGCCGATCGTGTCCTCGGCCTCTGCCTTGATCTCTTCGATGGCCTGCACGTTGGCGGCGTCGGTGGCCTTGATGGCCCGTTCCGCGTCCCGCTTGACCTTCTTGGCCGCGGCCTCGGTCTGGGCCTTGTCACGGGCCTGCCAGGCTTCCAGTTCAGGGATGCTCATGTCGGCGTCGGGCTTGCTGTCGCCGTTGGTGTCCACGGGGACCTTGGGAGTACACCCCGCCAGGAACGTCAACGCGAACGCCACGGCGAACGCGATCTTGTAATAACGCATATGCACTCCATGTGTATGGCGGAATGAAAAGACCCTCGGCCGATCATGACGACCGGCCAAGGGCCACAAGGAGAAACGCCAAATCCGTGGCCCGGGTTTCCCCAAGCCACGACTGAGTTGTTTAGACATCGCCGAGGCAGACGTAGGTCATCGTGATGGTGCCGGAAACGGTGCCGGACTGGTTGCCACCAGGATTGCTCGACGAGGCGACGTTGAGGTACATCTTGGAGGCCGTCGAAGTGCCGTCAAGAATTCCCGACACGGCCGTAGCCTTGCCCGTGAAGGTGCCCGCACCACTGGTGAGTGCGGCCGCCGTGGACGGGATGAAGTTGGCTTCGGTCGAAGTCAGGGTCGCGTCGGCCGCCGCCGCCACCGAACCGAGGGCCGCGATGAAGTTGGCGTCGGTGTAGGTGCCGACCGAGAAGGTCAGGCTGCACACCGATCCAATCACATACACGAGCCCGGCCGGGAAGTTCAGGATCTCGACAGAGCCTGAACCGGTCGTGCCGTCGTCGGTCAACGTAACGGGGAGTGACGTAACAGTAATGACGATCTGGCGAAGCGGGCCGATGCCCGCGTTCTCGATCTTGCAGTAATTGTCGGCGGTCGTTGACGACCCGGTCTTGAGGGTCGCAACCGTGTTGACAGACTCGGGCCGACGCCGGGTCTGGGTGGGTGACATGGACGTGGTCATACTTGCTGGCTCCTTTGATTAGGCGGACTGAACCTCGATGGAGCCCGCGCACCACGGGTGCATAACGTCTGCACCCATGAGAATCTGGGCCTTCATGAAGTACACCGAACGCTTGATGTCCTTCTCCATCTCGGGGACGATGCCCTGGAGGGAAACGGACCCGATCGCGGCCATGCCGTCCTGGGCACCGCACAGGGCGAGGCCCACGGGCGTGCCGGTCGTCGCGCCGACCGTGAAGTCGCCGCGGTACTTCGAGTACGTCGGCTCGGTGGCCAGCGTGATGTTGGTGCTGGGCAGTTTGTTGTTGGCCACGAGAATGTCGAAGCCAGCCAACTTGCCGATCAGGCGGTTGTTGAAGTTGTTGTCGTTGCTGTTCTGGCTGTAGCGGACATCGAAGATCGAAGTGTCCTGGTTGAGAACGCGACGGATGTAGGGGGTGATGAACAAGTAGCGGCCGGTCTCCGGCACGTCATCCTCGTCCATCGCCTGGGCCAGTTCCTCGGCCGAGTTGCGGTACGCGATCGCACCGGCCGAACTGACGGGGTACGCACCGGCGACGGTGGCGTTCGTGCCCTGCACAAGGTTGCCGCCGTTGTGGATGGTGCGGCCGTTCTTGGTGACAGCCGCGGTACGGGCCGCGTTACAGCCAAGGACGAACAGGCGACGGTCATACTTGTCGGCCAACTGGTAGCCGAGTTTAGAACCGGCCTGCTGGAGAACGTCGAAGTGCGAGGCCAGAAGTTGGTCCTCGGGGACTTCAACGTGCGCGGTCAGGAAGCCGTCGATGGAGATGGTGCCATCTTCCACCTCGAACTGCTGGCCGTTCAACTCGTCACCCGGCGTGTGTTCCTCGGCGGCCGGCATATCCGACCACATCAGGAACTGCGTCGAGTTCGTGCCGCTCAGGGCTTTGTGGGCAATGAACTGGGGGCCGACGTTGTCGGCATACATCCCGTTGAACGGGAACAACATGACTCGGTTGCGGAAAGCCTCGACCACGCTGCCCCAGAAAACCTTGAGGGACAGACCGTAATCAGACCCGCCGTCAGCGAGGAAACGCTGAACATTGTCGGGCATGTGGAAACTCCTGCTAGTGCGGCGATGTCGCTGCGGGTGCTAGCGGGTTTCCGGGCCGATGAAGGGTTCCGGGCCAGTCCTAGGCCATGACGAACTTGCCTGTCGTGAAAGTGCCAACCACGCGGTCGGCGAAAAAACGCCCCATCCTTTCGGACGGGGCGTTCGGTTACTCGTCGTTCTTCTTGGCCGGCTTCTTGGAAGCCAGCAGTTCTTCCAGTTCCTTGATCTTCTTGTCCTTCTCGCTCACGATCTTGGAGAAGTCCGCCGCGGCCGAGGCGGTCATGGGCTTGGTCGATGTCTTGGCGACCTCGATGGCCTTGGCCACGGCCGTGGGCTCGTCGTGGCCATACGCCTTGGCGTAGACCTTGTCGGTGTCCTTGTCGATGACGTAGCAGCAGACTTCCCCGTTGGCGTTGCCGTGGCAATGGGCGTAGCGAACCTGCGAGTTGAGTTTGTCCAGTTCGCGGTTCTGGTATTCGGTGGTCACTGAGCGTGGCATGGTCTACTCCTTGTGTTACATGAACCGGGAAATGTCATCGGTTCGCTTGAGTCGTTCCAAAGCCGCGGCCTTCTCCTCGGGAGTGCCACGGCGCAGGGCTTCCATTGTCTTGCTGAGGTCCTTGAACGAATTGAGGGCGGGACTTCCCGCGGGGACGCCCGAACCAGACCGATTCGGGGCTGACAGATCACCCCCCTTCTCTTTTACATAGGCGGCCTTGATGACGCGGATGACTTCTGGGTACTTGCTCGGGTCTGCCTTCACGGACGCTTCGAGGGCCGACAGCACGGCCTTGTCGATGCCACCGTTGGCGGCCCACGCCTTGATGGTCTCGTGGGCCTCGGGGGAACCGGCCACTTCCACGCCCTTGGCGTGGTAGACCTTGGCCCCCTCGATGGACGTGATGGCGGCCTTCATTTCCAGGGCCATGAGCCGGTCGGCCACAGCCTTGGGAACGCCCACCTTCTTGAGGGCGGCGTACTGTTCGTCGCCCAGTTTGCCGTCCTTCTTCCATTGCTCGGTCGCGGCCTGCACGTTCAGGCCCGCGTGCTTGATGAGCCCGTCGAAGTCGAGCGAGTCAACGTCCACGGGCGGCGGCGTGAGCGAGAGAAGGTCCGCCTCGGGCGCTGGCGTGGAAGGCTTCTGGGTGTCAGTCTGCTGAGGAGCGTCGGCCTTGGCCTGTTTGGCATCCTCGCCTTTGGACGTGCCTAAGTCTTCCACGCCGTGCGCCTTGGCGTTGGTCTTGAACGCGGTCAGGGCCTTGTACAGCCGCACGGCCTCGTCGGGTGTCTTGGCCAGCCCGTTGTCGCCGATGACGACCTTGTCGTCGCCGTACCCCGCGATGGAGCGGATTCCCTTTTCGAGATCGGCCACGGTCTTGTACTTCCCGGCGTAAAGTTGGGGAGTTTCCATGGTCGCGGGCTGGGGCTGGTTCGTGGTATCGGTGGTCGGCTGATCGGGCATGGGTGTCTCCCTGTGTGTTACTGCGTGGCCTTCTGCTGGGCGATGGCCCCGGCCGTGTCGATGGCGGTCTCGGCGGCCTTGGCCTGCACGGCCCGTTGCATGGCGGCGTTGACTTCGGCCTCAACCTGTTCCCGTGACTTGACCACGCCGGGCTCCTTGACTCCAAGGAACCGGGCCGCGGCGTCGAGGATCACGTCGATGTTCAGGCGGGCCAGGGCCTGGTCGCCGAACTTGGCAACCATGTCGGTGAAGTTCATGAGATTCTGGAACCTGACCTGCATGGCCAGGGCGGACAGGCCACTGAGAACGACGGTCTTGACACCCTCGGTGTTCGGGTGGGTGTCCACGAGCCCATCGACCGAAGCCTGGAACTGGGCACGACGGAACAGGGGCATCTGGAGTTGGTCACTGAGACTGGCGTAGACGCCGCTGGTCGCGTTCTGGAGTTCCTGGATGGTGGTCTTGCTGACCTCGAAGGCCGTGGTCCGTTCGGACTGTCGCACGGCCCCGGTGTCGCTGAGCATGGCCTTGCCAAGGGCCAGTCGCACGTCCTCGCGGGCGGCGCGGACCACCTGGAAGTCGTTGAGTTTGTCGGCCTTGAACAGGGCCACGTCGGTGGCCACGCCGTCACGGACCCGGCCCGCGTACACGGCCCCCGAGGGGGACATGAGATTGGCCGGGTTGAAGCCCGAGTTCTCGTCGTAGATGAAATGGTGCTTCGAGGCAATATCCCCGAAGTCCAGGATGTACATGGACAGGTAGTCCAGTGCCTTGAGGTCGCCGTAGTTGTCGTGGCCAAGGCCACGGCCGTAGTCCTCGCCGGCGACGAGTTTCCAGTACGCGGCGATGTAGGGGCTGAACGTGTCCTCGTACTCGCCAACCCTGTAGGGCTTGCCGGCCACGGTCACTTCGCGGGTCTGCACCCACTTCTTGGACCACGGGTGCCATTCCACGAGCGTGTACACGTCGGACTGCCGCTCGAAGGCGAAGCGATCCTTGACCTCGTCCTGCTTGTCGCACTGGGACCACAGGCGTTCCTGCTCCCGGTCGTCGAGCGTGAACGGGTCCATGCACTCCTTGACGATGTGCATGAGGACGCGCTTGGCCGAGTCCCGCTTGGTGACGTACTGGTCACGGCGGAACACGCTGATCTGGTAGTCGTCGTCCAGGCGGCACAGGACATCGCCCGTGGCCACGGCCTGTTCGATGACGTTGGCCATGTTGGCGTAGAAGCCCGTTACCTGGTCGTTGCCGCCCTCGCCGTTGGAAGTCTCCACCAGCGAGGTGATGACAAGGTCCTCGATGAAGAGGCTGTCCAGCATCTCACCCCGGGCCTCGTCGCTCACGTCGCGGGCCCCGTAGATTTCCGCGGAAAGGTCGCGGCGGACCCACGGGGCACCGGGCGAGAACATGCCCAGCAGGAGTTTGCCCGACAACCCAGACACACCGCGCGAGCCATCGCTCTGGTAGTTCCCGGGCAGGGGCTGGTTCTTGTCGTGGTTCTTGGGAGGGAGAAGGGCCGGGTTGGTCAGGCGTGCCAGTTCACGGACGGTCTCAAGTACACCCTGCCTGTCCGAGTCAAGCGACTCGAAGAGTTGGGTAATTGTTTTCATGCTGTCCTTTGGAGTTCCGTCCTGGCGTGTTCAATTCTGGCCCGTGCGATGTTGACGTGCTCGGCCTCTAGTTCAATGCCGATGAAGTTGAACCCTTCCAGCACCGCGCCCTTGCCGGTGGAGCCCGAGCCGGCGAACGGGTCGAGAACGATCCCTCCAGGCGGTGTGACGAGTCGGCAGAGGTAACGCATGAGCGAGGTCGGTTTCACACACGGATGAGAATTAGACTCGCACCCTTCCTCGCGGTCCCGCCTGCTGGCCTTGGCGCAGTAGAAGAATCGGGCGGCGGAGCCGGTGTCGCCAAAGTCGCGCACTCCGGTGTTCTCAGTGCCAGCGCGCTGCATCCCGCTACCAGCCCATGTCCCACATCCTGACTTCCTTCCGCTACTGACCTTGACCTTGCCGCTCGCTTTCTTGGTGTCGCTCGGAAACAACCCCACCACCTCGGCGCTGCCGTCGTGGATCAGGTTCGCGGGCCAGCGGCCAGTGGCCATGCGTCCATCAGCATCCTGCGGCATTCCAACCAGGCTCATGTTTAGGCTGTTGCCACCGGCCATGTTTCCAGCGGGCGCGTTGTACCGCACCTCGTCGCCCACCCTGCACCCATCCACGTTGATCGCCCCCGTCCCGTGCGTGGTGACGTTCTCGGCCACGGTGCCGATCAGCGGCTTGCGGGCCACGATGATCGGCTCAAAGGCGGGCTTGAGCGCCGTACCCCAGCCGGACCACTGGCCGTGAAGGTTGTGCGATTTCGGAAACCCCGACCCGTATAGCCATGCGATGCAGTCGCGCACCTCCCAGCCTGCATCCTCGATGGCACACGCGAGGCGGTGATACGTCCGCGTCCCTCCGAACGCGAGCAAATGAGTGCCCGGCTTGGCGACACGCAACGCCTCAACCCAGAAGTCCACGCCGGGCACGCCGTGGTCCCAGTGCTTGCCCATGAACGACAGGCCGTAGGGCGGATCGGTGACGATCGCGTCAACGCTCGCCGCGTCCATGCCGCGCATGGCTTCAAGGCAGTCGCCGTGGATTACCTGAGTATCTTGCATTGCGTTCTCTTGTTAGAACCTGACCCCGTCAACCTTGAGTTGATTGGCGATGAACACCACTACGTCGCGGTGGCCCGCTTCGAGGATGTGCTGGAAGGAACGGTCGTTGTGCGCGGCCAGATCGGCCACGTCACGCCCGCTGAATACCTTGGGAGGGAACTGGCCGTTCAGCCACTTCACGAACTCTTCCGCGGCCTGGTGCGTGCGGAAGGCCGTGTTGGGGTTGTACTCACCTGCCAATCAACACCTTCCCTTCCGTGCCCCATTCCACTTCGGCCTGGGCCAGGCCCATCTTGATGAGGTGGTCGTACACGGCCTCGGGCCGGAACATCATCCGGGGAAGGTGGATGCGGGCCACGGCCAAGACCTTGCGGGCCACGCCCACGCAGTCCAGTCCATTGGCCACACCGTACAGGTGCGAGAAAAACCCAGTAGGGTTCAATGCCTGCACCTCGTTCAGTTCGGTGCCCCACCATTCGTGGAACTCCGGTTGCAGCACAAGGTAGTGCCCGTGCCTGAACAACTTGGTCCACTTGTCCGGGGGAAGCCATGGGCGGCGACGGCTCAGGACCGGGTCAAATACGGTCGTTCCATCTCCCACGGCGATGTGGGTAGGGCCCTTCCTGCACCACAGGCGAATGGCCTTCATTCCCCGGTCGTTGAGGTCGAATGGAATCGGATCAGGCAAGTAAACCCGAACCGCCCTGAGAGGGTGTTCCATTGGCTGTCCCCTTGTGTATGGGTGTCTAGTCCATCAACATGGAATAGCCGGTCCAGTTAGTTGCCTTTGCTTACTTGCAAGTTGCTTCCCATTTCCTGCCTTCTACAAGTGTAGTAGACTGGACTCCCCTTCCCTTTTCAGTCCCTTTCCCTTCCATTTCCCTTCCAATCCCATTCCCTTTCCACTTCCCTTCCCTTTTCAGGCCCCCGTGACCGGAAGGTGAAGGCACCGACCCCTGGCGAACCAGGAGTCGTGTGACCGGATGGAGCCAGTCTACCGCCTGAGTATATTATTTAGGGCAGCCCAGGTTTCACCCTGCCCTGCCACTCGCGGCCCCGCCAGTTCCATCCAGGACTCGAATGAGCCTGCACTTCCTTGGCTTCGACCGGGGCCGTGTTTCGGATACCTCGCCCCGGTGAGTGGCTTTCTCGCACCGTCGCTTTGACGGTGCTGCCTGCCACGAGGAAGCGGCAGGACCTTTCGCATCTGAGGTGTTGCCGGGGCTGTTCACACCGGGGCCTCT